GTTTATGGATATAAGACACACCTCGGTCACGAAAGAAATACTGCTAAGAGTGATTCGTTCATCACGACATCATGTGTTGCCGATGTTGCCGGATGTCTTGCAAGAACAGACTCACGTTTCGCACCGTTCTTCTCTCCTGCTGGATTCACTCGTGGTAGAATTCTTGATGTCATCAAACTCAAGAACAGCCCAACCGAGGCACAACAAGACACGTTGTTTGATCAACATATCAACCCTGTTGTGACTTTCATTGGTGAAGGAACATTCCTCTTTGGTGATAAAACATCGAAGTCTTCAACCTCCACTTTAAGTAGAATCAACGTCTCACGATTGTTCATTCTTCTGAAGAGAGACATTGGTAGAATCGCTAGATCGCTTCTCTTTGAACAAAACGATAACGAAACAAGACAAACTTTTGTGAACCGTGCGTCTAGAATTCTTGACGGAATTCGTGCGGACAGAGGTATCTTTGACTTCAGAGTTGTTTGTGACTCATCGAACAACCCACCGGATAGAATTGATGCAAATATTTTCGTTGCTGATGTTTTTGTGAAACCAACAAAATCCATCAACTTCTTACAACTTACATTCACTAACAAGAACCAAGATGCCGAACTCGCTTGATCGGTTTGACGGATAAAAGGAGAAACGAAAAATGAATTTAGATAACTTCAGATCAGTATTCCGTGGGGGCACTCGTCAAAACCGATTCAGAGTCACAGGTGATCTCCGAAATGGTGATGATAATGCAAGTATGACGGATCTTGTTGGAGCAAATAGTAATTTGCTTGTCAAAGCAGCACAGTTTCCAGCAGCGACTCTTGGTATTATTCCTGTGCCTTTCCGTGGTAGAATTGCAAAAGTCGTTGGTGACAGGCAATACATGGAATGGCCAATCGTTGTTTACGATACAACAGACGATGTTTACAGAAAATTCCAAGCGTGGAGTGAGGAAGCAAACCGTCATAAAGAAAACAACCAAGGTAATTGGGACGACACAAAAAATGTCCTTACCAACTGGACAATTGAACATCTTTCTTCAAAGGGTGGTAGAATTGGAGAGGAATCAGAGGCAGACAGTGCAAAAACTCTGAAAAAGGTAACGTTAATCAATTGCTGGCCAGTTGAAATCGGTTCGATTGATCTTTCATACGATGCGATGGATACTGTGGTTGAGTTCCCAGTAACAATTGCTTACGACTACTTCCAGTTTGAAAATATTGATTCAAATAGTCAAGAAACTCAGTAATGTAATTACTTCGATCCCTTTGGGCATAAATAAGATGTCCGTTAACAGAAAGGGTTAAGTATGGCTATTAATATTTTTGGTTTTTCAATTGCCAGACAACAACCAGAACAAGAGTCGGGTGCAAACAATGTAGTTGCACCCGATTCTTATGATGGTTCATATCATTTAGATTCTGGTTCAATTTATGGTGGTTTTTTAAGTTCATACACGGATTTCTCTGGTAGTGCAAAAACCGATGAGGAATTCATCAAAAGATATAGATCCATGTCTCTTTTTCCAGAGGTTGATATGGCAATCGAAGACATTTGCAACGATGCTATTGTTTCTGATGTCGATGATGAACCAGTAAAACTTGATCTCGAAAACTCCCTCTTACCGGACCCAATCAAGGCAAGAATGTATCAAGAGTTTGAGAGAATAAAAGAACTCTTTAATTTTAATGAAGAAGCGTATGGAATGTTCAAACGCTGGTACATCGACAGTAAACTTTTTTATTATGTGATGATCGACGAAAAAAATCCACAACTTGGAATTCAAGAACTTCGTCCAATTGATCCACTAAAGATCAAAAAAGTTAAAAAAGTAAATAAAATTCAAAATGGTGGTGGATACCTCGAAGCACCGACTGTTGGTGAGGTTGAAGAATTTTACCTCTATACAAACAGAGATACGAGTGCAACATTTCAAACAGGAGCGAGCGGTGTTCGTTTGACAAAAGACTCTGTTCTTTATTGTCACTCTGGACTGATTGATTCCACTTCAAAACGAGTGGTTGGATATCTTCAGAAAGCAATTCGTCCTCTAAACATGCTTCGTCAACTCGAAGATGCCGCTGTTGTTTATCGTATCTCCAGAGCACCAGAACGAAGAATTTTCTATGTTGATGTTGGTAACATGCCTACTCAAAAGGCACAACAATACATCGAGGGACTCGCAAAGAGATACCGAAATAAATTGACATACGATCAATCAACAGGAAGTATTCGAGAAGATAGAGATCACTTCCACATGCTTGAGGACTTCTTCTTGCCACGAAAAGAAGGTGGTAAGGGAACAGAAATCACAACGTTGCCGGGTGGCACAAACCTTGGTGAGATGCGTGACGTTGAATACATGCTCGAAAAACTGTATCGTGCGTTGAACGTTCCACCGTCACGACTTGCAGCAGACAGTGGTTTCAATATGGGTAGATCGGCTGAAATCACCAGAGATGAAGTCAAATTCTCTAAATTTATTCAGCGTTTAAGAAATAGATTCTCGACATTACTTATTGATGCGTTGAGAGTTCAACTTTCATTGGTTGGTGTGATGGGCATCGAAGATTTCGATCAAATTCGCAACAGAATTAAGTTTAAATACAACAGCGACTCACACTATTCAGAACTTAAACAGGTTGAATTGATGCGTGAAAAACTAAGTATTGCCGCTGGAATGGAACCATATATCGGTAGATATTTCTCAAATTCCTACATAAGAAAAGAAGTATTTGGATTAACAGAATCTGAAATAAGTAGGAACTTCGCAGAGATCCAACAAGAAATGCAAATAGGTGAAATACAACCACCGCAACCAGAGGAAACAGGGGAACAACAATGAGCAACGAAATCATAAAAGAAAGTTTATTTGGGGATGACGAGAGTGCCTCAAATCAAATTTTAGAAACTTTAGAAAGCAAAATAGAAGAAAAAATGGAATCATTTCGACAAGAAATGGCAAAAACCATTCTCTCCGAAACGACAGAAGAAGTTGAAGAAGACGTTGCATTTGTTTCTGTTATTTCTGAGTGTTTAGAAAACGGTGGGGTTGTCAATGTTGACTTGATGGATGGAGAGCGTGTTGAAGTGAACGAAGATATCGCATCACTTTTATCAGAAGTTCACGACAACTTACCGACACCAGAACTTCAAAAGTCCCTTCGTGATACAATTTTTGAATCTAGAGAAAAATATATCGGACTTTTAGAAACAATTATTTCTGAGGAGACCGAAAATGAGTAAAGAAGTAATCAAGTTAATTACAGAAAGAAAAATGAGCGATGCCAAGGATATGATTGATTCTATTCTTAAGAGCAAACTTGCAGAGAGCATCGACACATTCTATGAGAAAAAACTTGATCCTGTCGGTAAAGAAGATGGTGACATCGACAACGACGGTGATGAAGATGATACAGACAAATATCTTCTCAATCGTCGTAAGAAAATTGGTCAAGCAATGAAAAAAGAGTCCACCGAACTTGAACAAGAAATTGTCGATGAAGGTGCTCCAGCAACGGAACTTGATCACCACAGAGGAAGAAATCCAGATGTGTTTGAAGATGATTACCTTCCAATGACAAAGAAAAAGGGTGTGTCACACAAAGCAATGAGTAAAAAGAAAGCCGGAGGATCCTACTAATGGCACTAAAACTCATCACAGAGACAAACGAAGATATTGATTTTCTCTGCGAGGCAGACGAAAAAACTGGCAAGAAGAACTACTTCATTGAAGGTATCTTTATGCAGGCAGAGCAAAAAAATCGAAACGGTAGAGTCTACCCTACAGGTGTTCTGATGCCTGTTGTTGAAAAATATAACAAACAATATGTTCAAGGAAACAGAGCGATGGGTGAGTTAAATCACCCTCAAGGTCCTACTGTGAACTTGGACAGAGTTTCCCATATGATCAAAGACTTACACCAAGAGGGAAATGACATTGTTGGTAAAGCAAAGATCATGGAAACACCTATGGGTAAAATTGCAATGAACCTCATTGATGAGGGTGCAAAACTCGGTGTTTCTTCCCGTGGTATGGGAAGCCTTAAGGTTAATTCAAGTGGTATTAATGAAGTGCAAAAGGACTTCATGCTCGCTGCTGTAGACATTGTTGCCGATCCATCTGCACCAAACGCTTTTGTTAATGGGATTATGGAGGGACGAGAGTGGATTTGGAGCAACGGTGTTCTGCAAGAGAAGCAGATTCACGAGTACCATCAAGAGATTAAACAGACAT